CGCGGCCCCGGGGTGATTGTTATTCACCTTGGCCGCGCGCACCAGCTCTTGCGAGCATCAAAACTCGTAAGACCTTCGTTAGCTAACCTTACAGGTCCCTTAAAATGAGCACTACCAAAACGTACCGTTGGGGAGTCAATGCACAGACGTTTGAGGCCATCTATCAAAAGGATGGTCTTAACACGCTTGTGTCGACTAGCCCAAGTCAATCGACCTGGACTAATTCCGTCACTTACGGGGACAATGTCCCCGACTGGCGACAGAATCTTAAGCGTGGCATCTCTGCCACAACTAGTCTCAATGGTACAAAGACGACCGCGCGTATAACAAACGCGTCACAGAGATGGCGTCGGTCCGGTTTGGGCCAATCCAACTCTTATATCGTCTTGATGGAGCGCTCGGGTGTCTGTGGTCTTTCGACCATACCGCCCTCTGGTAACCCTGGAACGATTAGCGACTCGAAAGCCAACAATGCTGCATTAAGGAAGATGATTCAGCGAATCATCCAAGTTAACCAATCCTTTCAAGGAGGGGTCTTTCTTGGGGAACTCGCTCAAACGCTTTCTAGTATCAAGAATCCTGCGAGAGGCTTGAGGCAACTCGCCGATAGCTGGAGATACGGGGCCAGAAGGCTCCGCGATCGCCCAAACTTTCGGAATGTGCGCTTCCGTAAAAAGGAAGTGTCCGAGGCCCTCGCAGATTCATGGCTCGAGACGCAATATCACTGGCAACCACTTCTGAACGATATTGATAGCGGGGCAAAAGCCCTCGCTGAAATCACTACCGGTCAGTCGCTATCGTCTGGCGCTCTTCGCGCTGAGGCGACAGTTTCTATGGAAGCCGAAGATACTTCGGCGATCAGTGCAGTTTCTATAGCTGCATGGGCTCGCCGTGAGCGTGTGGTGGGTGACTGTCAAGTCATCTACCGCGGAGCTATGAGAGTTAATCCACGGAACTCCGTGCTGATGGCGCCTGAGTTGATAGGGTTCAACCCTGCCTCTTTTGTGCCAACTGCATGGGAATTAATTCCGTACTCGTTCTTGATCGATTACTTCACCAATATTGGTGATATACTCGCCGGTTGGTCGACATTAGGTACGACTCTCGGGTGGTCTAACAAGACTGTCCGTAAGAGTTTTACTTGGACGCATACAGCCTCTCCCATAAATATTGGGTCTGGTTTTAATGCGGCCTCGGCCTCCGGTAGTGCAGCACAGGTGATTTTCAAGCGGACACAGGTCTCACGTTCGGACTATACAGGGAGCAATTTTGTTCCCTCGTTCGAATTCGAGATTCCCGGTTTCGGGAGCAATAAGTGGCTAAATATAGCTGCTCTTGTCCTCGCTCGCGACGAAGATCGTCGTTTTAAATTTGGCGATTAATATCCCTTAATGGAGACAACCATGTTAAAGGTCAAAGACCTTCTCGATGGTATTGAAACCTCTGCGTACGTGCATTTTCCGGTCGATTGCGAGCGTTATGAACTCGCAGTTTGGATGTCTCGTACTTTGGGTAGTTTTGACCGCTGTGGGTTTAACCATGACGGCCAGATATCCTTCCAGTACGAAATATTCGGTCCGGATGAGCGCGCTTATGCCTGGCTCGCTCGTATGAGTGAGAAGGTGTGGCGAGTCGCGAATACCATGGAACGCGCCGATTATAGCTTGTCCAATTCCCGTGATGTCTATCCTTCCTCCCTAGTTAAGCTCGAGGTCGACTTCGAAAGAAGTAGCGATGTCGAGAGTGGCTTTGGGTGGCTGTATGGGCACTCGGGCGGATTCGTTATACGCGGTCTTAGCGTTAATGGATTCGAGACTCTTTTCTTCCACGCCCTCTCCCGCAAACTTGCGTGTGGGGTAGCGCTGGAGTTTCAACAGTCCCTAAAAAGGTAGGAGTTTCCCACATGACGTGGTCACCTTCTTCTCCGGTTACCGGTGGTCCTCAAACCGGCCTGACAGCCCCCACTTACACGTTGGCGACTGATGTCGCCCCAGACGTGAACGGTGTGGCCCGAGCCGTAACAGCGCTCGGGGGCACCCAAACGGGTGTCGAAGTCAGTTCCCCCTCTAATCCGTTCACCTTGCTAGCTACCCGGCCTAAGTCCATGCGGACTTTACCGGCTTTGCTAGCGAACGGACAACTGCCGTCAGTCCCAAAGAACACGTATGGTGTCAGCGTCCGCAAGGGCGTTGACGTCTTATCGGGCCAACCGAAGCAAGTAATGCTTCTGAAGGCTGAGATATCGGTGCCAGCTGGCGCCGATGTCGCAGATCCCGAAAGTGTCCGGGCCGGTCTCTCACTCTTCGCTGGCGCCCTTTGGGCGCAGAGCAGCGGGTTGGGCGACGTGTTTGTCACGGGTGTCCTCTAGCATCCGCTAGGTGACATCTATGGCTGCACGAAAGAAACCAGAACGGCTAGTAATAGTCGTGCTGGTTGCCCTGCTGGTCTTGGCTCTTAACCAGGACCCCGGACTGCGCCATTTGGTGCAACCGGTCTTGCATTGGCTTTTGCTAATGTAAGAAGGTGTGTGAGATACAGACAGTTGAGAGAGGAAACAGACCATGGCAATGTCAGATCTGCTCTTTTCGGACCTCTTAAGCGATCTAGGTGGCTACCTGCCGACCGGGTTTGTACCCGGAAACGACTGGTCGCCGGAGCTAGACCCTACTCAGGTTGCGGCAATAGCGCTGGTGAAGTCCTTCAGGAAGAAGTTCTCTACTTCTTCCCGGACGACACCGGAAGGCGATACTGCAGCTTCGAAGAAGTTCCTCCGCTCAAACGAGCGGTGTAGAACTTGGGTTTATTCTCCTAATACAAGCTTGGACGAGGAGCTAATGGGTGAGTTTCAGAACTTGCTCTACCGGTTCTTCTATCCGAGTGGTCATAACCTTGTCCCTCACGTCAATGATCTCTTTGATCACGGTCGTTGTGGGCCCGGGGTGGCCGTCGGTGCTAGAGGGGAGGACTTCTATACGAAGTTCTTCGACTCTCCACTGACATGTACCAAGGAAGCGCTTGCAATCGCATATAGTAACGCGATCGCCAACGATGAAAGGTACCTCTGGGCGACAGCGGACATTGTCCGCTCTAGCCTGTGGGGTAGCCCCGAGTTGGTTGAAGGTAGTAGGTTCCACTTCGTCCCGAAAGACGATACTACGTCCCGGTTGATAGCCATTGAGCCTTCGCTGAACATGTTTTATCAGCTTGGCTACGGCAGACTGTTGGAGGAAAGGCTCGTGTCCTTCTTTGGACTCGACATATCTTCCCAGCCTCAGATCAACCAGGAGGCGGCTTGTTTCGGAAGCGTGACCGATGTTCTAGCTACGCTAGATCTAAGCAATGCTTCTGACTCATTGGGCTTGCCCATGCTAGACTGGGCTTTACCGCGTCCTATCATGGACGTCTTAAAGCTGTTGCGGTCCCCTTGTGGGACCCTCTCTGGCGAGTCGCTTGAGCTACACATGGTTAGTACTATGGGGAATGGTTTTACGTTCCCCTTGGAAACCCTTGTGTTCTCATCCATCGTTGTCGCGTGTATTAAATCGTTCAGGGTAACACCTGTACGGCCGTACACCTCTTCGCTTCCTAACCCTGGGCACGAGAGTGCCTTGGGCTATTGGGGGGTCTTCGGAGATGACATCATATGTCATTCGCGGGTCGCGCTTCGCGTGATCCGCCTCCTCGGGCTCCTCGGGTTCGAAGTTAACAGCGACAAATCCTTCGTTGAAGGTGTCTTTCGCGAGTCCTGCGGTCGTGACTTTTTTAAGGGTCACGACGTTCGAGGCGTCTACATAAAACGACTCGATACGCCGGAATCTCGCTATGTTGCCATCAACGCGCTCAACGTCTGGTCCGCCAAGGTAGGGATTCCCCTACCGAAGACGATCAGGCGACTCATGCAAACCGTGCAGTGGCTTTTTGTGCCACCAGCGGAGAACCATGATGCGGGAATCCGAGTGCCTTACTCGATGGTTAAGAGTGTTGTTAGGGATCCTGGTACGCAGGCGGTGATTTATTACCGCAGGCAACCCAACCCCAAACGCCTCACCATCAAGGACGGTGAAATTCGGACCCCCCGAGAGTTGAAGCGACGCTTCTACAACCCTGAAGGGTTGCTGTTGGCGTTTCTTCATGGCAGCATACGTGAGTCCCGTATTTCGCTTAGGCAAAGCGAGTTACGGTACCACTCGAAGAAGGGTATAACCCCGTTCTGGGATTATATTCCTCCTACAAGCGACATTGCGTCGCTCTGTGGTGGACCGCGCTG